TTATTTAAAAAATTTAATATTTATTACCAGTTTAATAATACAAAATATTCCAGTATATATCGTATTTTAATTTAATAATATTATATACTGACATAGGTAATAAACCTTAATTCTTTTGATTCTATATATAATCTCCTATTAAATTTTTAATTTTAATAAATGATTCTTTATTTTCTTCAAAAAAAACGCAAAACCATAATTATCATTTTCTACAATAATAATTCTATTCTTAATTGAATCAATATTGATAATATTCCTGAAAAAAAGTAACAGTTGATAAATTATATTATGATAATTATTAATTTAATATTCACTATATAAATCTGAATTATTATTTCCTCTAGATGCTAAATATCTTTGTTGTTTTGGACTCATACAAACACAACCACCACCATTTCCCGAGCAGCTATAGCTTGAATCCATACAACACTTAACGTCGCATTTATTAAATGCAAATATATTCATAGATTTTAAAGGAGATTCTCCATCTACCGATGGAAGTGATGGGTCCTCAAAATCATATTTTATTGGAATATTATCAATATTAGGAATACCATTACCTTGATATATTTTGATTTTATCAATTGGTAAAAATTCATTTGTATTATTTTGGTAAAATGGCTCTTGATTTTGTTCAACAATTATTTCATTAACTTGAATTATTGGACTAAATATATATGCCAACATAAATACAATCATTAAAATAAATAATATAATATAATTAGCTTTTAGACTCTTACAATTCATTTTTTTAGGCATTTTTATATTTAATAAAGATAATTTTGAAATATTTAGATAACTGTTATAATTATATAAAATTTGAATATGTTATTATTATATATTATTTTTATCTAAATATAAAAATGGTAGATATTTATCAAAATGAAATATATTATATTGAAAAAATGATTAAATTAGGTATTGCTTATACAATTAAAATCAATAATATTGGTACATATGTATGTATGAATAATAATGATAATGATAACCAATATAGAATTAGAGTAATTCCAATAGAACATAAAGAAGTTTCCAATTATAAAAAAAATAAATCAGATTATATTGTTTGGATTCCGGGTAATGATGAATATTGTCATAATTCACCTTGGGGTAATGGAAAACCTTCAGCAAATTTATATGTAATCGCAATGTTTAAATGAAAAGCATTTTAAAAATAAAATTCATTTAATCATTTAAATATTTTGGTGTGATAAATTTAATGCAATTCAAAAAGAAAAAAATTATAATTTTATTATTTTAATTAGTAAACAATTATTTAATAAAATATTATATTTTATTTATAGATTTAGAAGAAGATAAAGATAATACTAATTATGGATGTATTTATATAAAAATATATTTATTATTTATTATGAAAATGAATGATATAATGATGAAGACTTTGATAATTTTAACAAAGAAGAAATTTATAATATAAAATATTTTTTTATTCTCTTTTTGATAAAATTGATGATCAACCCTAATAGAATCATAGTAAAAATTTTAATAATATACTTACAGCTGTATAAAATCCATAAATAGCATAAAGTAATCCAAAATATCCTTCAATTTTCATTTTTATTACATAAATAGCTAATTATAGAAATATTAATTTTAACTCTACTAAAGTTGTAAAACATTAAAAGATATTTTGAAATAAATAATAACCTAATGATGTTGAATCATATACAATTGTCATATAATATTATTTTTCAAGTATTTTAAATCGGATTAATTTTAATTTTAGCATTTATATAATATTTTGCAAAATCCATTTTAAATTCATATATTATTGAATCGTTATTATCATTCTCTTCAATATTCTCAACATTATCATTATCATTATCATCATTATCATCATCATCATCATCATTATTATCATTATATTTATAATCATAGAAATCATCCATAGAAATATCAATCCAAGTATGTATATGTTCTCTTATTTTATTTTTATCTTTTTCATTTAATTCTTTAATATTTGAAAGAATATTTATGTCATATTCTTTAAAAGCTTGTTTAAAATTTTCATATATTTTTTCAACAATTAAACTATAATTAAATTCAAAATAAAATTCAGGTAATATTACTTGTTTCATAATATATTTCAATATATTAAATTTTTAAATACTTTTTCTTTTTAATTTTTTATATAAAATTCATGATTTATAATGGAATTATATTGATTTTTAGATTAATATAATATTTCAATAATTTTATATTAAATTCATATAATGCTGGTTTTGTTATTATAATAAATTTATCTTCATCATTATTATTATTTTTTTTTTCATAAGTTTCAATAGAAATTTCATTGTCATTATTTAAAATATTATTCCAATCAAAATATCCATCACAATAATCATCAAATGCAATACCAATCCAACAATGTATATATTCTTTTATTTTTATTTTATCTTTTTGATTCAATTCTTTTATATTATTAAGTTCATTTGATTCATAATTTATAAATGCGAGATTAAATTCTTGATATAAATTTAATGATGTTTTATTGTAATCATAATAATAAATGAAATGGAATTCAGGAAGTATTATTTGATTCATATAATAATTATAATATTATAAAATTTATTTTATACATTATTATATAAAATTTATTTGAAAAATTAATCATATAAATAAAAAATATATAACATTTATATTAAACAGAAATATTATATTTATCATTAAATTCTGATAAAGTCATTATTTTAATACCTTTCTCTTCAGCTTCTTCAACTTTACCAGATTTTTCTCCAGTCTTTGATTTTTTATATATTAAAAGTGTAGTTTTAGAACTAATTGAAGTTACAATCCGTCCTCCTTGAGATTTAATATAATCTTCAATATTTTTTGATCTAAATCCACTAAATATAACTACTTGATTTACAAATAGATTAGTTTCAGATTCTTTATGAATAATTGGTATTTGTGTCGTTTCAGGATTTTTGTCTTTAATCATCTCTGTAATAATTTCAGATTTATTAATATTATCAATACATGTTAATTTATTATCCTTTAAAAATTGAAAATATTTTGGTAAATTTTCAATAAATTGTGTCGCTGTCTTCTTTTCAATACCTTTGATTTTTATTAGTTCTTGTAAATTAGGAATATATTTTTTATTAATAATATTAGGATATTCTTTAACTATTAATTCTATCTTTGTTGATGAAAATCCTCTTCCAAGCATATTACTTGCATCCATTAAAGTAATACAATCAATATTATTGAGTTTTTCTTGGATAGCTCTTAGTAATTTGTCTGCCATAGTATTTTTAAAAGTATCAACTTTTAAAAAATCTTCTTTTTTCATAGTTAATATACTTCCAATAGTTTGATAACCAGCATCATATATTTTTAAAACATTTCCAGGTCCAAAACCTGGTATTTGTGTTTTTTTAAAGAAATATTCAATATTTTTAAGATCTATTTCTTTATTAGGTTCTTTTTTATTTTTTATCATTATATCTACTTTAGTTTCATTCCAAATATATTCAATATTTTTTGGCATATCTGGTTTACCAGATGTAGATGGTGATAAAATTTTTTCAATTTTAGGAATAACATCACCAGATTTTATAATATAAACTCTTGAACCTTCACCAATATTATTATCTGATATAAATTTTGCATTAAACCCTGTAGCTCTTGAAATAGTAGATCCTGAAATATTTATACCATCAAAGATAACAGTAGGTTTGATATAACCATCTTTAGATATATTCCATTCAACTTCTTTAACAATAACTTCTGCATTATCCATTGTAACAATATTTTTGAATGCAAATCCATATTTAGGATTTCCATCTTTAGATCTAGAGTGAATAGCATTATGATAAACTACAATTCCATCAATTTCAAAATCACTATTTTTTTTTCTATCAATTAATACTTGTGATAATTTAATAGTATTTAAATCATTTTCTTTTATAATTTGATAATTTACATATTTGAATCCTTTTTTATTTAATTCTTTCATTTGATCTTCTGGAGTTAATATAGGATTAATTATTTCATATGCAATAAATTCAATTAATTTTGCAACTTCTAAATCTGGTAAAATAGAATTTACAATTCCTGAAACTGTATTTCTAGCATTAGCATATCCTTCTAATTTTTTAAAATTATTCTTAGAAATTATTAATTCTCCACGAACTGTAAAATCTTTTTCACATACACATAAATTTGGAATATATCTAATAAATGGTATTAAATGACTAATATCTTGACCTATTATACCATCACCTCTTGAAAACATTTGTACTTTACCTTTTGTAGCTTGAATCATTGCGGAGTTACCATCTAATTTATCACTAATTAAATATTCATTTTTATAAGTTGTCTTGAATTTTTCTAATATTTTTTCATCTGCTTTAATTTTATCCAAAGAACCCATAAAATATGGTAGATTTACTTTTTTTTCAGCATCTTTATTTAATAAACTTCCTACATTTTTTAATATTGGATTATTTGGATTAAGATCTTCTAAATAATCATGAATTTTATCATAAACTTCATCAGAAAACAAAGGGGAATCTGTATTATAATATTTATGATTTGCTTGTTGAATAATACTAACAATATCTGATTCATTTAATTGTTTTAATTCATTTATAGTATTAGTTTCGATTCTTTTAATTATAAGTTTCGTTAATTTCATTTTTGTTTATACTATTATTAATATTATATTATCAATTTTTAAATAATATAAACAAATATGTAAATTATTTTAATATTTAAAAATAATAATTTAATAATATTTATTTATAATGAAATTTATATATAAACTTAATTTTTATATTATAAATTTATATATAAACATTTATAATTTATTTAATAATAGTTATAATAACTCTTTACTTTATATGAAAAATAAAGTATTTGAAGAGAAAATAATATCTTATGGTTTTTATGATATTAATAAAAAAAAATACAAATGGATTTATGATTATGATAAAGTATATTTAATAATATGGTTATATACTAAATATTTATTAAATATTAAAAATCATTTATTAAATTTAGATACTTCACTTGATTTCAAAGAAAATATTATATTTATAACATCACATATTTACAAAAATAAACAATATTATACAATATTTAATAAAGAAATTTATAGAGATTATTATAATTATTTAGGAGAATATAAAATTAATTTTATATATAGTTGTTTAGATGATAATTATGATTTAACACAAGAATTTAATAAATTTAAAAAATCAATTTTATTAAATAAATATTTAAAAAATAAAGATATAATTTTAACTATATCAAATTTTTCATATAAAAAAACAAAATTAAATGAAAATTCTATATTAAAATTAATGACTGATAATGATTATATAGAAAAACAATATAATAATAATGATATATTGATAATTAAAAAATAACGACAGATTATCTTAAATTTAGCACGATTAGAAAACTGATTTAAAGATATTCAATTAATATTAAATTAATTGATGAAAGAAACAACAGACGAATTATTTTTAAATGATATCTGGTGTTTATATTTTCATGACCCTTTTGATAATGATTGGACTAATTCAAGTTATGTATTACTATCTAGTATCAGTAGTGCTGAAGAATATTGGGAAAATATGCACTATATAAAAGGAAATTTACATAAAGGTATGTTTTTTTTAACTAGGGAAGGTATATTCCCTATTTGGGATGATGAAGCAAATATAAATGGGGGATGTTTATCAATAAAAATATTAAAAGATAATTTATCAGAATTTTGTGAGAATTTATGTATATCATTATTAGGAGAAACATTATTAATTGAAGAAAAAAGACATTTATGGAATAAAGTAAATGGTTTAAGTTTTAGTCCAAAAAAACATTTTTGTATAGTTAAAATATGGTTAAGAGATGAAGAATTAGCAGATAAAAAATATTTTAATATTGATAATAATTACTATGGTGATATATTATATAAATCAAATATGGATAATATTCATGCAGATAAAACATAATTTTTATTTTATATTATAAATATGTATAATTAATTAAATTTTATAAATAATGTTTATTTTTATTATTATATATATAAATATATAGTATCTAAATATGTGTGGAATATTTGCATATTATCATTATAATAGTTCATTATTAATTAATAATATAATAAAAATAAATATAAATGGTTTAAAACGTCTAGAATATCGTGGATATGACTCTGCTGGTATTTGTATTAGTAATATATTAAATAAAAGTATAATTATAAAATCAATAGGAAATGTTAGTAATTTATATAATAAAATTAAAAATTGTAATATTACAGATGAATTAATAAATAGTTCAAGTAGTATTTCACATACAAGATGGGCAACACATGGTAAACCAAGTGATATAAATGCTCATCCACATACATCAGATGAAACTAATCAATTTGTAGTGGTTCATAATGGAATTATATCAAACTTTGATATTTTAAAAAATTTTCTTAAAAAAAATGGATATTTATTAAAAAGCAAAACAGATACTGAAGTAATTCCTAAATTATGTAAATATTATTATGATTTAAATAAATCACATAATTTTGTAGATATTGTTACAGAAGTAGTAAAAAAATTAGAAGGAACATTTGCAATTATTATAAAATCTTCTTTATTTAATAATGAATTAATAGCATGCAAAAAAGGAAGTCCATTATTGATTGGATTAATAAATGATAACAATTTTATTTTATCATCTGATATAAGTGCAATAATAGATCATACAAATAAAATTATAACAATGGATAATTATGAACTTTTACATATAAATAATAATAATTTTTATATAAAAAATTATAATAATAATAGCAAAATAAATAAAGATATTATTTTAGTAAATATAGATGAACTTGATATATTCAAAGGAGAATTTAATACTTATATGGAGAAAGAAATATTTGAACAACCTATTTCAATAAAAAAAACTATGAAAAATCGTATATCAAATAATAATATAAATATTATAGAAATAAATTCTTATATTAATAAAATTACACAAGCTAATAAAATAATATTATTAGCTTGTGGTACATCATATCATTCTTGTTTAGCTAGTAAAATAATATTAGAAGATTTAATTGGAATATCTGTATATGTAGAATGTGCAAGTGATTTTGTAGATCGTGAAGCTTTAGTAACAAAAGATGATATTTTTATATTTATTAGTCAATCTGGCGAAACTGCTGATACTTTATTTGCATTACAATATGTTAAAAATAAAAAAGCTTTTACAATTGCAATTACTAATAAAGAAAATAGTGCAATTGCATTAGAAGCAAATATATCGTTTACATTAAATATAGGTTTTGAAATAAGTGTCGCAAGTACAAAAGCATATACATCACAATTAATAATGTTTGTAATGTTAGCATTAAAATTATCAAATAAAAATATAAATATTTGTAATGAATTAATAAATTTACCAAATATAATATATAATACAATTTTAATAACAAAAAATAAAATTCAACAAATTATTGATAATATTATAGATTATAATAGTATTTTATTTATTGGTAGAGGTAATAATTATGCAACTGCATTAGAAAGTGCTTTGAAAATGAAAGAAATTGCATATATTCATAGTGAAGGTATTTTAGCTTCAGAATTAAAACATGGACCATTAGCATTAATAGATGATAATATAATATCATTTGTATTCGCAACAAAAGATAAAATGTATGAAAAAAATATAAGTGTATTAGAACAATTAAAAGCAAGAAATGCTAAACTAATTGTAATTTGTAATGAAAATGATTTTATTATAAAAAATATGTTTGAATCTTCATTTATTATTGAAGTTCCTTTAGTTCATGAATATTTACAACATATTGTTAATATTATTCCTATGCAATTACTCGCTTATAATGTAGCATTAACTAAAGGATATTGTATTGATCAACCTCGTAATTTAGCAAAATCTGTTACTGTATCAGATTAAGTTATATTAATTAAATAAAAAAATAATATAATTACTTATATAATTATATAGACGAATTTAATAAATTAATTAGTTATTTTTTAGATAATTTACTATATTTATAGATTAAAAGAATTTATTAAAAATAAATTCTTTTAATCTATTATATATTACCTAAAAATAATTTTCAAATTTTAAAGAGGTTTTTATAGATTTTTAGTTTTTATAATAAAAATTATCTTATTATAAATTAATTATTTATAAGATAATCAAATTAATTAATTATCTTATAAATAATTAATTTGATATTTTATTATTAATTTTATCAATAGAATTTTTTATACAATTTTTACAATATAATGATTCTTTATTTGAATTTTTTATATAAATATAATCACATTTTTTACAATTTATATGATTATTAAAATTATTATATTTATTTAAACACACGTTACAAATATTATATTTTTTATATATTTCTTCTTCAAATAAACTAGTATCTTTTTGACACATAAAACAAAAATAATTCATAATGATTATTATTAAAATTTATATTTATATAAATTTTAATTTTAATTTATTATAACAAAAATAATAAAATTTGATAAAAGTTTAAAGAAAAATAACAAAACATTTTTCAAAGTAATTTATAAACTATTAAAAAATATTTTATTCTACTTACAAAATGGACAAGATTTTAAGTCTTATTGAATTGGATATTAATGATATTATTATATTAAATTATCATAAAATTATTATAAATTTTGTAATATCTGAATATGAATATAATGTTTTAATTAATGATGGTTTTGAAATTGAAATATCACAGACTCCTTTTGGATATGATGATGGTACATATAATATTAAAACTGGTATTGATTTGGATAGAATTGAGTATTATTAATATTACATACTAATCTTGTATTAAGTATTATTAATATTGTATATTAATTCAGTACCAATTAAATATTTAATACCATCATTAACTATATTTCAAGAATGCCCATAAATCTATATCAAATATTAATAATCTATTTTTTTGTTATAATTTCAAAAGTTTTATTTCCATTTAGATCAAAAAATTGAGTATTACCACCACCTTAAATTATCATTTAAATATAATAAAACAGTATATTTTGAATATAAATTATTTTTGTCATCTATATTACTTCAGTATCAGTATATAAATTAAATAATTGATTTTGTTCAATTTTAGAATACATCAAATCATGTGGAGAATTAGCTGAAGTATCTAAATAAAAAAATCATCAAGATATAAACAATTAAATAAATATATTTCTTAATCCAAATATAATAATACTTGATATAATACCATATTTAATTAATTTATTTCTTTTTTTATTTGAAATATAATTTAATTTAAATTTATTCCAATAGATTGTATCTAAATCATTATTTTCAATAGAATTAAAATAAAATTTTCCATTTCTATTATTTATAAAATAAAGTAAATCACAATTATCTGTATAAAATTGTGAACAATCCAATTTAATAAGTGATCTAATTTCATTTATGTAGAGTTTATCCAATATTTTTTTAATAAATAATTCTTCTGTAATTTGATCAGAATTTTCATATAAAAATAAATTAAATCGTATTTGCTCTTTATCTTTAAATGTACAAATTATATCATAAATATACATTTTACTGTATTTATTAATACATAATTTTTATTTAATTCTTTAAATAATTTTTGATTTTTCCAATAAATCATCAATACCACTAATTTATTCATAAAGCTTAATACTTTAAGATAATTCCATATATCTTTCAGATAATTCCATATATCTTTCAGAACATTTTTCATATATCTTTCAGAACATTTTTATCATTATCTATTATAATTATTGATGATAATTTAGATACAAAATATGGATAATTTCTTTCAATACGAAATCGTGATTTAAGATCAATATTATACAATATAAATATTGTATAATATTTAATATATCTAATTGAATAGAAATTTTATATAATGAGACAAAAGAATTAAGGAATTATACTATATTCAGTCTATTATTTTTATTAAAA